GTCTTTTCTAGAACGAAACAATAATGTACGAGAACAATCTCTTGAAGAAAAAAATGGTGGTAATGTTTTTTATGGTGCTGGTTTTATAATAGATCATTTCAATAAGACAGGTAGTGGTGAAGGTGGGAATATTCAAGTGATAGATCATGAAAATAGTCATCAAAGTGTTAGGATTACAACCAATGAATTTTGTATATTCATAGATTTAAAATGTGATGGACATAATGCTTTTTTCCAAAAACTAAATGTTCATCATACATTTTATTATTATGGAAATACTTTGCCGTGGGGGTATTATTGGAAAGATCTTGTAACGCTTTGTGAAGATTGTCATCGCCATTTACATGAGAAACAAGAAGTTCCTATTTATGATGTTGATATGCGTAAAATTAATGATGAGTTAGAAACGTGTGATCGTTGTAACGGAACTGGCTTTCTGCCACAATATAACCATGTGCAAAACGGGATATGTTTTAAATGCCATGGAACAAGAAAAATATTTATGAAGTAATAGATGTATTTTAATATTGAGTAAGGTTGTTGGTTTATATCAGTGACCTTTTTTATGTTGTTGACTTGGGTGTATCTGAAAAGATGCACCCTTTTATATTTTGTGATGATGAGAAAAATGATTGTAACTGGCAGTGAGGGTTTTATAGGTAAAGCCCTTTGCCGAGAATTAGTAAAAAGAGGTATTGAAGTCATAGGACTTGACCGAAAGTGCGGTACTGAAGCTACGAAAGTATGCGAGTATCTAAAGAATGAGGATATTGATTGTGTGTTCCATTTAGCGGCACAAACAAGCGTTTTTAATGGAAACCTGGAACAAATCAGGAAGGATAACATTGATACTTTCATGCGAGTAGCTAATGCTTGCAATCAAAATCATGTGAAGTTAGTATATGCTAGTTCGTCAACAGCGAATCCGGAGAATACCACTTCTATGTATGGAATAAGCAAGTATTTCGATGAACAGTACGCATCTGTCTATTGTAAGACTGCTACCGGATGCCGGCTGCATAATGTATATTCACCAAACCCACGTGAAAGAACTCTTCTCTGGTTCCTGCTTAATGAGGAAAGGGTGTCATTATACAACTGCGGTCAGAATATCCGGAGCTTTACTTACATGGATGATGTTGTCGAAGGACTTATCTATGCGATAGGATGTAACCGTCAGCTAATCAACATCTGTAATGTACAACCGGTGACTACGATGTATTTTGCTACTTTAGTAAAATACTACAAACCGCTTGAAATTGAGCTAATTAATGAAAAACGGGATTTTGACAATTTGGAGCAGTCGGTGAACCGGGATATCTATTTAGTACCTTTGTCTTACACATCTGTCGAGGACGGAGTAAAGAAGATCTTTGATGAAAGGAAAGGGAAAGATATGTCGTATTGACGACTGGGATAAGCCGGAAGCGGTGAAAGGTAAGAGCTGGTCTCATCAGGAACGGTTATGTGATTTGAGAGAAAAGGTGTCACTTCATAAAAAGGGTGATATCTATTACATCTCCCAGTTCACCCGTTCCAAGACCGGTACCAGCTTTTCAGAAATTAAACAGTCGGAGGAACTTGCATCATTCTTTGCAGAGAGAGCGTGTGAGTTTCTCCACCGCTTCATTGTAGGGGGATGTGAAGGATGGTGTATAGTCACCACACCGCGACGGAGACACTACGAGGGCTTTCATTTTGCAACCTCTATCTGCACGAAAATAGCTGGGGCGGTGAAAATACCATTCTATGAGAATGCAATTCAGTGCCTAACTAAAGATAGATTGAATCCGGAATTCTTTCTTCTTCGTCCGATAAAGGAAAAGAAGATAATAGTGTACGATGACATATTAACAACTGGCAGCACACTGCTTGCCACCTATGAGCTTTTAAAGGATAGAGAGCAGCTTCTTTTTCTCGTAGGAATAAATAACAATTGATATGGGAAAGCAAGAGAAACCATTAACATTCAAGCAAGAGAAATTCTGTAAATACTACGTTGATACAGAAGGTAATGCTAGTGAAGCATATAGGATGTCTTATGATGCGTCAAAGATGAAACCTGAAACGATTTGGAGTGCTGCTAGCAGATTGTTAGCCAATAGCAAGGTTAGTGCAAGGATAAGTGAGATTAAGCAACAGAGGGCGAAAGAGACTGAAGTAGAGAGGAAAACGGTCGAGAAGGTATTAATGGATATTGTACTCGCTGATCCCGATGATTTACATTATGTAGACCCTGTTACCGGGAAAACAAAGATGAGAAGTCCGTCCCAACTTCCAAAGCGTGCCCGTAATGCGTTGAAGAAGATTCAGAATAATAGAGGAGTGGTTAATTATGAGTTCAACGGCAAGACAGAAGCCGCCCGGATTCTTGGTGCCTGGAATGGATGGGAAGCCGATAAGAATGTCAACATCAAAGGTGGAGACGGAAATAAAGTCGGTGAACTTCGTATCGGATTTGAAGATAATGAGGATTCGGAAGAATAGAACAATTTGAACTGCAAAATCCAGTATTCACCCTACGGAGAAACCTTACTTTTAGAACAATATGGTTATAAATTATAAGAAGCTAAATCCTAACGGATTCTATCTATTGAAGTACTTGAATGATGAGACTATCCGTTTTATCATTCTCTATGGAGGTTCATCTTCCGGTAAGTCGTATAGTGTGGCACAAACAATACTGATACAGACATTACAGGATGGTGAGAACACTCTTGTCATGCGTAAAGTAGGAGCTTCTATTCTCAAAACCATTTATGAAGATTATAAAGTCGCTGCGGCCGGTCTTGGCATATCCCATTTGTTCAAGTTCCAACAGAATACTATTAAGTGTCTGGTTAATGGTGCGAAGATAGATTTCTCCGGTCTTGATGATCCGGAAAAGATAAAAGGTATCTCCAATTATAAGCGTGTTCAGTTAGAGGAATGGTCAGAGTTCGAGCATCCGGATTTCAAGCAGCTACGTAAGCGTTTGCGTGGTAAGAAAGGGCAGCAAATTATTTGTACCTTTAATCCGATCAGTGAAAGCCACTGGATAAAGAAAGAGTTCATTGATAAAGACAAATGGCATGATGTACCGATGACGGTTACCATTGCCGGCAAAGAGTTGCCGAAAGAACTTACCAAGGTCAAATCCGTAAAGAAGAATGCACCCAGGCAAATACTTAATCTTCGTACTAAGCAAATCGAGGAACAGGCACCTAATACAGTTATTATCCAATCTACCTATTTGAATAATTTTTGGGTTGTCGGTAGTCCTGACGGTACGTATGGTTTCTATGATGAGCAATGTGTTGCCGATTTTGAGTATGATAGAGTTCACGACCCGGACTATTACAATGTGTACGCATTGGGAGAATGGGGTGTCATTCGTACCGGTAGCGAGTTCTTCGGTTCTTTCAATCGTGGCAAACATTCCGGTGAGCATAAGTATGTTCCGGACTTACCTATTCATATCTCTGTCGATAACAACGTGCTTCCGTATATCAGCGTATCATATTGGCAGGTCGATTTCACAACTGGTACCAAGGTTTGGCAATTCCATGAAACGTGCGCTGAAAGCCCCAACAATACTGTAAAGAAAGCTTCCAAACTTGTTGCAAAGTATCTGAAATCTATCCAATATTCTGATAGGTTATATGTACATGGTGATGCTTCAACGAAAGCGGCAAACAGCATTGACGATGAGAAGCGTTCCTGGATGGACTTATTCATAGATACATTGCAAAAAGAAGGGTTCGAGATTGAAGATAAGGTAGGCAACAAGAATCCGAGTGTAGCGATGACCGGTGAGTTTATCAATGCTATCTTTGATTGTACAGTTCCCGGTATAGAGATATACATTGACGAATCATGTTCGGTATCTATTGAGGACTACATGAGCGTACAGAAAGATGCTAACGGTGCCATTCTTAAAACTAAGGTCAAGAATAAAACTACCTTGCAGACTTATGAGGAGCACGGGCACCTGTCTGATACGTTCCGATATGTCGTTGTGGATTTGTGTAGTGAGCAGTATATAGAGTTTAGTAACCGGCGAAAAAGAAACTTGTATGCTTGTAATGGCACTATTAATTTCTTCAATCCAGATACCGAATGTAAATACACTAAGAAGATTCTATATGTGATGCCGAATGTTAATGGGAAATTTGTCCTTATACAAGCGTTTAGATGTGGGAATAAATGGCATGTTGTTGATGTAGTATTTATGGATACTACTTCAACAGAAGATATACGTTCTTCTATTTTGTCCCATGAATCTGATTCATGTGTAATTGAATGTACAGATGCTTATTTCCCTTTTATCCGGGAACTCCGTTCTAGTACAAACAAGGAGATTCGTGTAATGAAAGAGTTTCCGGATGTAGATAAGCGTATTGCTGCAACATCTGATTATGTGAAAAATAGTATTCTTTTTTCTGCATCAAAAGTAGAATCTGATACGGAATATGTTGCCTTCATGAATAATCTGATGGACTATAATAAAGATAGTGAAACAAAAGAGGCCAGTGCTGTTTTGAGTGGGCTAGTACAGTTCGTTGTAAAATTAGGTTTGAATTGAAATGTGTTATATGTGATTGAAAATAAGGATGTTGTATTGTTGATATTATGTTTTCGTAATTTCAAGATTTTAGTGTTTTGGAAAACGGTTTTCCTTTTTACTTAGTTTTGCTCAAAAAGGAACCCAATGAATATTTTTTTTGATAATCTATTTGGAAAGAAATCTAAGACTAAAGGTGAAGTTGAAATAGTTACTTCATCTGAAAATAAGGATATAGATACTCAAAGTGGCAAGACTGAAAAATGGTCAGTTGCATACATTGAGGACCTTACTAGTCCTATTGTAGCGGGCAGTAACTATCTAACGCTATTCAGTACGATACCTGAAGTCTTTTTCCCGATCGATTATATTGCATCGCGAATTGCAGGTGCTAATTTTCAATTGAAGAAAACTAAGGATGACAGTATAGTATGGGCGAATAAACGAATGAATGGCATACTTAGTCGTCCTAATTGTTTGATGCGTTGGAAAGAATTGATTTATCAGCACCATATTTATAAATTGTGTACAGGGAATAGCTTTATTCGTGCCGCTATGCCTGATGTCTTTTCTACAGCTGAAAAATGGAGATATTGCGATAATTATTGGGTGCTACCTTCTGATAAGACTATTGTAGAACCTGTTTACGGGAATATGCCATTGTTTGGCATTGCCCAAACAGAAGATATTATTCGTAGCTATCGTTTGGAGTATGGTTGGAATGGTAGTTTGGAAATTCCTCCATACCAAATATGGCATGATAGAGACGGAAGTGCAGAGTTCTATTCAGGGGCTATGTTCTTGAAGTCCAAAAGTCGTCTTGCTTCCCAAAATAAGCCAATGTCAAATCTAATAGCTGTATATGAAGCTAGAAATGTAATTTATGTAAAGCGGGGTGGATTGGGCTTTATTGTAAGTAAGAAAACTGATGCTACCGGTTCAATAGCGTTGACTGACGATGAAAAGGAACAGCTTTTGAAGCAAAATTTTGAGAAGTATGGTGTAAGGAAGGGCCAGGTACCTTATGGTATTTCAGATGCAGACATTGACTTTGTTCGTACTAATCTTTCTATTGCAGAGTTACAGCCGTTTGAAGAGACTTTGGCTGATGCAATAAATATTGCAGGGGCATACGGCATCCCTGCCGTTCTTGTTCCGCGAAAAGACCAGTCCACATTTAGCAATCAGGCTACTGCTGAAAAGAGCGTATATTGTTCAACTGTTATTCCTATGGCCAAACAATTCTGCAAGGATTTTACAGCTTTCCTTGGTCTTGAAGGAGGTGGATATTATTTGGATTGTGATTTCTCTGATGTTGATTGTTTGCAGGAAGGATTGAAAGAATCCGAGGACGTAAAGACAAATATAAATAAACGTTGTCGTGAACAATTCTCATGTGGGCTTATAACACTCAATGACTGGCGTGCCCAAATAGGCGAAAGTATGATAGAAAATCCCTTGTTTGACAAATTGAAATTTGATATGTCAGATGAGGAACTGGATAAAGTAAATCGAGTTTTTAACACTAAAAGTGGAGATGAAAAAGATGGAAGAGAAAATCAAAAGCCTTCAGTACAAGACAAAGGCAAATGATGTTGATGAGAAGGGTATCGTTACCGTTGCGGTGAACGGTATCGGTGTGAAGGACTCACAAAATGACATATCTATGCCCGGCTCATTCAATAAGACATTGAAAGAAAATATTGGTCGGATGCGTTGGTTCCTGAATCATCGTACAGACCAGTTGTTAGGTGTTCCGTTGAATGGTAAGGAAACAGAAGGTAATTTGGTTATGGTCGGTCAGTTAAATCTTGAAAAACAGATTGGCCGTGATACGTTAGCTGATTATAAACTGTTTGCAGAGAATGGCAGAACACTTGAACATTCTATTGGGGTCAAGGCCATTAAAAGAGATTCTGTTGATCCCTGTAAAGTGCTTGAATGGCGTATGATGGAATATTCAACATTGACAAGTTGGGGGAGTAATCCCCAGACTTTCCTTGTGAATATTAAGTCTGCTACTGCCGACCAGGTAAAGGAGGCTGTTGATTTCGTTCGTAAAGCGTTCTTGCAGCATGGATATAGTGATGAGCGTTTAAAAGGTTACGATATGGAATTAAGTTTATTACTGAAGAGCCTCAACGGTGGTGCCGTTGTCTCATGTCCTCATTGTGGTTATCAATTTGATTATGATGCAGAAACAGAGCATACCTTTGCCCAACAGGTATTAGATTATGCTGCTGATTATCAGAGATGGATAACACAGGACATTGTAAGGGAAGAAATGGAGAAGCTCACTCCGGAGATTAGAACCCAAGTAATTTCTCTTATTGATTCTGTCAAATCAGAAAAGAAAGAATCTACTCAAAAGGGTCTACAAGACCTTATGAATTATGTAAGATGTCCCCACTGTTGGGGAAAAGTATATCGTTCGAATGCTATTCTGCAAAACACTTCTGAAGATACCACCGGAAAAAATGAGCCGTCTGTTGACACTCAAGAAAAGAATGACGGGGAAAATGGGAACGATGAAGTAACGATTAAAGCCGCTGATAATGGCACTTTACTCGATTTCAAGAGTTTGAATAGCTGTTTCGAGAATAAATAACTTAAAATTTAAATTTTATGCCTAAAAAATTTACAGTATCAGATTTTAATCTGAAAACAGACGGTCTGCCGGCAGAACAGAAAACTTTCATGGAAAACATCGTCGGCATGATGTGTGAAGTAGTAAACAAGTCCCTTGAAGGAATTGCATCACCGGATGAGGTATCAAAACAGTTTGACGATATTAATAAATTGCTGAAATCCTATGACAATGAGAAGTTCCAGCAATTGGTTAAAGACAATGAAGAACTCGTTGCCCAGGTAAAGACCCTTGGAGAAAGTATTGAGAAAATGAAACAAAAGGGCTTGTCTATGAATGCTATCAACAAGTTCGATGAGAAGTTGAACGAGATGCTTGATTCTGAAAAATTCAGAGATTTCGCAGAAGGAAAAACACGCAAATCAGGAGAGTTTGACGGCTTCTCCTTGAAAGATGTCGTTTCCATGACTGACAATTACACCGGTGATTTGTTGATTACTCAACAACAGAAACGTGTTGTGACTCAGGTTGCCAACAAAAAGTTGCATATGCGTGATGTATTAACGACGCTGACAGCTGATCCTGCATATCCTCAACTCGCCTATGCGCAAGTATATGCTTTCAACCGCAATGCCCGTTTTGTAACAGAGAACGGTCGTTTACCGGAATCAAGTATCAAGGTAAAAGAGATACAGACAGGAACTAAGCGCCTTGGTACTCATATCCGTATCTCAAAACGTATGTTGAAATCAAGAGTGTACATTCGTTCCTACATCTTGAACATGCTTCCTGAAGCTGTTTGGATGGCAGAAGACTGGAACATTTTGTTTGGTGACGGTAATGGTGAGAATTTGCTTGGTATTATTAATAATACTGGGGTGACTTCTGTAGAGAAGATTATTAGTACAGCCATTGTTACAGGTGCCGCCGGTGCTGTAAAAGCTATTACCGGATATAACGGTGATAAGGATGTGATTGTAGAGTTTGCAGAACCACAGGATTTGATTCTTGATGGAATGAGTATCACGTTCGCTGGCGCCGCTGTTCTTACAGAACTGAACAAAACACACGCTCTTGTGAAAATGGAAGATGGTCGTATCCTTATTCCTGGTGTCGCGTTCTCCGGTGCTGAAACGGCTACGGATAAAATGACATTCAGTGTTCATGAAGCCGGCTTTAAGAACATTGAGGAACCCAACTCTGAAGATGTAGTGAAAACAGCTTTCGCCGCAATGACATATGCCCAGTATTTTCCGAATGCTATTATTCTTAATCCAATGACTGTTAACGGTATGGAATCAGAGAAAGATACGACAGGACGTAATCTTGGTATCGTTAAAATGGTTGATGGGGTGAAATATATTGCCGGTCGTCCGATTATCGAGTATGGTGGTATTCTTCCAGGTAAGTATCTTTTGGGTGACTTTAACCAAGCCGCAAATTTGGTTGATTATACCACTTTGGCACTTGAATGGGCTGAAGATGTGGAGACCAAGCTTTGCAATGAGGTTGTGCTGATGGCACAAGAAGAAGTTATCTTCCCGATTTATATGCCGTGGGCTTTCGCTTATGGGGATTTGGCCGCATTGAAGACTGCAATAACTAAAGCGTAGGATTATGGATTACATACTTAGAGGTAACGATAAGGATGTAACCAATGTGCTTAAAGAGCAACGCATTCGGATTAATAGAGGGATGATTCAACTCATCCCTATTTCCGAATGTGGTCTTGTTACAGAAGAAGATGCCCGAAAGACATTGGAATGTATGCTTGCAGAGAAAAATGAAGAGATTGGCAGGCTTACTGCATCCATTGCAGAGAAAGATAAGACAATTGTTGAACTGACAGAAGAGCGTGAAACAATGAAAGCTCGCATTGCAGAACTTGAAGTACAGGTGCCTTCTGATGAAAAGAATCTTCCGGTTGCCGATTCAAAAGATTTGCAAGAGGAAGATGCCAAGGAGGTAATTGTTACAGATGATAAAGCCGTTTCCGTGGAAGATGAAAAGAAAACCGGGAAAGGCAAGACTTCTAAATAACTATCGCTATGTTGATTGATGTTTCATATTTTATGTCAGGTCCCAGGCATATTGAGAATGTTTCGGTCGCTGAAATGCCTTCGCCCCAATCTCTTGCTGTGAATGAGGTGATAAATGGGTATATTAAGGCATTTCAGCCCGAATTTCTCCGGAATGTTGTTGGTGTGACTCTTTCCCAAGCTATCACAGATTATTTGGAGCTTATTGAACGAGAAAAGGAAGATTCTTCAGATGAAGTTGATATTTCAGAAGAGAAGGAAGCCCCCCAGTCCGGATATGCAGTATTATGCGAGAAGCTGTGTGAACCGTTCGCTGACTATGTCTTTTATCATATTCTTCGTGACGCAAACACCCAGGCTACAATAACCGGGCTTGTTCGTTTGAAATGTGCTAATGAATATGTAGCTCCTTTGAAGAGACAAGTAAGCACATGGAATAGCATGGTAGAGAAGAATAAACAGTTTGTTGAATGGGCTATGTCGAATGATTGTCCTTTCGATGTGAAAATAACCAAGAATCTTTTGACCCCAATTAATGCTTTCAATTTATGATAGATTTAGATATAACAGAACTGTTTGAGGAGATTGTAAAGGAACTTCCAGAAGGGCTTGAAATCCTCTATCCAAATGGGAAAGGGGGAACTAAAGTTGTGAAATCCCCAAGGTTGAATTACATCTTCGGTAGCAGTCAATATATCAAAGATATTTTAGATGAATACAGTAAGTCTTCTGCCCAGTCTGAAAGGAAGTTTCCATTGGTTGCACTATTCACTCCAATTAGTGAGGATAGAGGTGACGCGGATTATTTTTCAAAAGCAAAGGTTTCGTTAATTATAGCATGTTCTTCTTGTAAAGAGTGGAGCAATGAGATGCGCAGAACCACATCTTTTAAAAATATCCTTCGGCCAATCTATAAACGTTTATTGGAAGTATTATATGAAGATTCTCGGTTCGACTGCGACTATGACGAAAAAGTGAAACATAGTTATTCAGAAAACTATTCATATGGCAGATACGGAGCCTATACAGATTCCGGTGAGGCTGTGAGCGAGCCGATTGATGCCATAAATATACGCTCGATGGAAATAAAAATTAATAATCTTAATTGTAGAAGAAAATGAGAAAGATTAGAACGTGTAAGGGTTCCCGGATGAACACTGGTAGTTCTGCTTGTAGCATTGACTGGAAAAAAGTCAAAGGTGCTATCTTGACAGAACATGGTGTCAAACTCCCTGCTGATATAACAGGTGAGAAGTTGCTCGAATTGTGCCATGCAGACCGTCCCGGGCGTATTTACCCTATTTTGCCATTCCTGGAGTATGCCAAGAATGGTGGAGAGCCTCAAGTTAATCCTGTAGGGTACGGTGCAAGTGAATACAACGGGCTTAGCGCTCAAACAGACACCTTCACTTTGAAGAAATTTGATGAGGTTTTGAATGCCCAGCTTCTGAAATGTGCCAATAAAGGATGGGACGTTTACTTTTGGAATCAGGATAATATGTTGATCGGTTATAATGATGACACTGATATCCTTGCCGGTATTCCGATGTCTACTGTTTACCCGACCGTGACACAGTACCCGACCAGTAGTGCTAAGTCTGCGATGACTGTTAGTTTTTCACATGAAGATGTGGAAGACAGCCAATTGCACTTTGACTACGTGCAGTTAGACTTCAATCCCAAGAATTTCGTTAAAGGCTTGGTTGATGTTGTGTTTCAAAAGTTGGAGGCCGAAAATACTTACAAAATAGTTGAAGTTGTTGGTGGTTATGACCGTACAGAAGAATTTGGCAGTCTTATTGCTGATGGTGCTGCTGAAGTTATGAATAACGTAACTTCTGCTACATATTCGGATGGTATCATTACCATTGTTCCTAAAGCCGGGGCGGTTCCTTCGTTGAAAGCTCCTTCTGTATTGTATGAAAAAGGAATCAGAGGTATCGAGCAGGTGTCATGAAGGTAGATAATGTTACGTTCGTCGAGGTTGCTGTGAAGGGCATGACGAAGGAAGAGTTTATTAATGCGCACATTAAAGTCGTGTGGCAGGAACTGAAGGAAGCTGACCGTAAGAAGAAGCTCTCGGAAGTGTACGATGCGATAACTAAGTAACCGACGGGCTGGGGTGTGATTACAGCCCAGCCCGTTATATTTTTACTGTATGGCAGATTTTGATGAATTACATAGAGTTATTCATTCCATTGCATCCGGGTTTGAAGAGGAATGTATTAGGTGTATGGAAGAACATAAGAATGTGCTCGTTGATTGTATTCAGGAACAATTATATTCCGGCTTGGACGGTACCGAACATCTATTGAATCCTGATTATGATACTGACACCTATTTTAACGAGCCCGGTCCCTGGCAGAACCGTGCGGAACAATATAAACGATGGAAGGAGAGGATAACTCCACCTCTTAGAAGTGAGATACTTTATTTGCCACCGCGTCCGGTTGAGGTACCTAACCTCTTTATTACTGGTACTTTCTATGATAGCATAACTGCCGATAGAATTGATTCCGGGCTTCGATTCTCAACGAAAGGATTTACGGACGGTAGTTCTATTGAGAAGAAATACGGTGAGCAGATTTTAGGCATTGGTGATACAGCTAAAGAGTACTTTAATATTATGTATCTCCGTCCCTGGATGGAACGTTTCTTTTCAGAATGTGGATATCGGTAGAAAATGGCTTGTAGTTGCGAAATAAAAAAGATGCAGAGTGAACTGGAACGTATCAGTGATCTTGCAAAGAAAGCAGCTGTCTTGGATGGTTGCATGTATGTCGTTTATCAGAAAGAAGATGGTACCTATGCTTTTGATAAACTAGGAGTTGAGATAAAAGGAAAGATTGTTGAATATAGACATTACCTGTAATTATGGCAGATTTAAAATTAAAAGATTTCGTTGATGAGAACGATTTGCAGAAATTGGTGGAGCTTGATAATACTATTGAGCGTGTGAGGGCTGATTATGTTAATGCGGCCAAAGAATTAGCAAAAGGTTTGAAACTAAATGTAGAAGGCGTTGCTGATCTTGAAAAGTTGAGTAATCTTTATAATACTCAAGCAAAAACGGCTGGTTCTGCATCTGCTGAATTAACCGAGGCTCTTAGAAAACAGTCTGAAATAACTCAAACTGTCAGTAAGAAGATAGAGGAAAAGCTAAATGTAGAGAAATTATCTGCTGCTGAATTGAAGAAACTAACCAAGGCAAACTCGGATAATGCTGCGTCCTTGGAAAAGGCTGCTAAAGCGGAAGCTAACTTGACAAAAGCGCAGAATGCCGGTAATACTACTCGTAAGAAAGCTGTTTTATCTGAAGAAGAACGTTTAAAACTTATCAGAACTGCTATTACCTTGACTAATCAGGAAGTACATAGCCGTTCACAAGCAAAGGAAATGAATAAGC